GGTCTTTCGCTGTGTGTAAGTCTGACACGCGATTACGCTCACCTGCCCACGCGCAGGATTTACAAATCATTTACGCTTAGCCCTACGCGTAGCACGATTACCTGCCGTGCGCGGATCACGCGCAGCGTCGGTTTGTGTCGGGTGCGCTAATTGACTGTCGTCAAGCGCATCTTCCGACAGGGCAAAGAGCGGTAAATCACGCACGGCTTTCGTGTACTGCTCCATGTAATCAGACATGACATAGATTGTCGTTGATAGTTGCGTGATAATGTCCTGTGTGTTACGCAAAGCTTCTATAAAATCCTTGTCCTGCGTATCACTCCAAGTCTGATCCGTCAGTTTCTTCGATATCGTCTCGAACGATGCTTTCACCGTCATCACGTTGTTGCTCATTGACTTGCTCCTCTGTGTAATCTCTTTCCCTGCGTGGTCGCTTACCACCCAAGAAGTTTATCAGGTTATTCATAGCGCGGTTCACGCGCATACGCGCAGCGTCCTGACTGATAGATAATTCCTTTGCTACAACTGCTATGTCAGAATTGTCTGCAAAGCGTAGATAAATCAGGTTGTACTGTTCTTCAGGTAATTTCTCTAGTGCGTGCTGGATATCTGCCATCATCGCGAACCAGTTACCACCTTCAGCAGCAACCTTTTTCGTACTACTGAAGCCTAAATCTACTAGCGATGGTGCTACTAAATCTCCGCGCATTACCGCTGGAAGCAGTAGTTCTACCACCTCTCGATCGTAGTAGTACAGGTCATCAACCTTGTACCCGACCGCGTTAGCCTTCTCTTTCTGACAGTAGTCCTTAGCAGCATTACGCAACGAGCGTGCTATAAGCTTCGTTGATTGCTTGCCGTCAAGTGCTTCCCACACCTTCACCTTGTTAGGGTGTTCTAAGAACCATACCCAAAGTTCCTGCCTGATATCTTCGACAGGAACCATGTGGAACTTACGAGAAAACTCATACGCAATAGATGCAACGAGATTCTCATAATGTTCTGTTATTACCACGCGTACACATCTCCCTCTACGCAGAAGGAACGACCAATGATTGGAACATTCACGGGTGTTACGTTCGATCGACGAACATACAATACCGTGAAACCTTGTTGCCAGTTAGCAGCACCTGTTGATAGGTAGTCTGCTTTATTTAGATCCATTAGGTGACCTACTTCGACTCCGAAAAGTCTATTGGAGATTCGACCATTGTAACCGACGTGATAATGTTGGATTCCCTGGCGATGGGTGTGTCCACATACGACAGATAGTCCGATACGTCTTGCAAGGCTAAGCGCAGTTCCTCCCGAAGTCTGTATAAGGTTTCCCTCATCTCCGTGGGCAAGAGCCCATCCGGGCGCAAATTGCCAGATTTTATTGTGATAGGTAATATCGAGTTCATCGTATCGGAGCAACGCTTCATACTCCAATTCGCGCAAGCCTGCAAGTGCTGGAGCGTACTTGTCGATGTAGTTGCCGATTCTGTCTCCATGATTACTCCTCATTACATGGAAGGGTTTATCACCGAGTGCGTTCTTGAAACCTTCCATAATCTCAGATGTCTTATCAAGACCCGCCTGTAAAGTCTTTGAGTATTCTGCTGCTCGTCCCTTGTTCCATCGTGATGGTTCAGGGCTATCAGCCTCATCACCTACACAGTACAGTTCATCAGGCTCGAAGTCCTCAATGAATTCCTGAAGTGTAGTGATGGCTCTGCCATCGTGACTAGGTGCTTGAATGTCAGAAAGAACTACTATCTTCTTGAGTTTCATCGCTTACCTTTTTTCTTTGTAGGGGGTTTCTTCTTTGCTCTACGCTTGTTTTCTTTAGCGACATTTTCACTCTTACGTATTGCCCGAAGATTCGACGGGCGATCATCTCCATCACGTCCACCATTGTTCTTGTGATCCACTTCTATGTGTCGTGGTAGTGTCTTTCCTGTGCGCTTTTCGTATTCAACTCTTGCTTTGTTACTCGAAGTAGTAACAACAGTTCCATCTTTTTTCTTACGCTTGAACACATAAATCTTCCTACCACCGTTTTGTTTGCTACCTTTGTATGGTCCGAATATCTTCATTCTTGGGGCCACTTTCCTCTCAGTACCATCATCGCAATGATGGAATAGTTTGCTAAGTCCTTGAAAGAGTCCTCAAGAGATTCATTCTCAGGACTACTGCCCGAATCTATTAGATGGTTGATACGAGCAATCTTGTCGTGCATGCGAACGCGGAGCCCATTGAGAGCTCCGCCCGGTGAGTGAGCAATATTCTTTGGCCCGTAGTCCTTGTGCTTCTTGAGCAGAAGGGAAGCCAACTCATCAGCAATACCTAGAACATCAAGGTCAAAGTTATCTGTGTTATCTAGTACCTTGTACGCTTTCTCAGTAAGAGTCCACACTTCAGCACTACTTGTCATTCTTCTTACCTTCCTCGATAAGCATCTTCTCTAAGCCCTTGTAAACTTCGTCCATCTCTGTGTGTACAAGTACTTCCTCCATGAACTCAGCAAGCAATCCTTCTCCTGCGTTCATAAAGGTCAGAGCAGTACTCTGTACGCATTCGTATGCGTCTTGGTACTTGTTCTCCATGATCAAGTTATTGAGTGTTGATAGAAACTCAAAGAGATCAAATGTGTAGTTACGAGTCAGACGTACGCCCCACTCGTATTGAACGCCGTTGTGTCCTAAGAAATCAAAGACATCTTTGAATTGGTCACCACAGTTACATTCGTATCGACCATCATGGTCAGGAATCAATGGCTTATCCACGTGCGCTCGCAATCTTATTTCTGAAATAGTCAGGGCCTTCCTGACGGTACATTGAATTAACATCTTCTCCTTCAGGCATCTGAATCACAGTCAAGCCTGAGAGTTCTCTTGCGAGAGACTTTGCGAACTCGTGTCCTGCGTTGTCTCCATCGGCAAATAGGAATACATTGTCAAAGTCAGCCAAGAGCCGAGTGTAATGTTTCTTCCAATTATTAACTCCTGGAACACCCACGGCAGGTAAGTTGCAGACAACATCGAGCGTGATGGTGTCAATTTCACCTTCAGCAATACAAATGTATGAGCCCGCTCTAAAAAAAGCGCCGACATTGTAGAGGCGAGTTGTTGCCCCACTAAGCCCCATGTATCTTGGTTCTTCATCTCCGAGCGCTCTAAAACGTAAATCGACCACACCCGACCTAGTGAGGTACGGAATAGAGAGACGTCCGGTGTAAGCTTCATGACCCGTTAACGGATCTAGCACGACGCCCAAGCGAGCCTGACGTGCTTGCTCTAGAGAGATTCCCCGTTCTGCGAGGTAGTCCTCCGCTTCGTGTATTGCGCTGTGGTAATACTTTGCCGCTCGCGTTAAGGATTCTCTCTGCGATGCTGAGTGCTTCACGAAACTGTACCCCTTCCTTGTTCATGATGAGTGAAAACCCATCCCCTTTTACTTGACATGCGAAGCAACAGAATACACCTTCATCTGTATTCGCGCTAGCCGAATTGTGTGTGTCATCATGGAACGGACACTTCATAGAAAACCAACCACGACGTGTTGGCACACGAGCACCATAGTGCTCTAAAATCGCTGATATATCAGGCTTTTCCACTATCTATTGCCTTTCGTAAGAGTTCTACCCATACTGATACAGGCATCGTAGCATACCAGTCAGCAGGGTTGCCTTTGCCCTTACGTTTATGAATCACAGCACCAGTCCAAGCTTTAGCATTGACTGTCTCAACTTCTAACTCTGCTAACCATCCAGCAAGATCTAACTTGGCATGGTTCTTAACTTCAATGCAGACACCGTTGATGCCTGAGATATCTCCCTTATCAAGAGTAGCCCCCGCAAGCCTTCTTTCAGCATACGGGAACCACTCTTGCAGGTATTTAACTAAGTCACGTTCTGCTTGAGAACCCTTAATCTTTGACCTGCTTGACATTTAGTACCAACCGTTCCTTTGCCAAAAAGCCCAGGCACGCTCAGGCGTACCGTAGCGGTGAGCGATGTACTTCAGTCCTTTATTCACTTGATATTCAATTGTAGAGTTACGTGGTGTATTTAGTACCTGCGCTATTCCATACGCAGATGAGTGAGGATTCTTAGCCTTGTAATTCCAAGCAGATTCCTTACCCCATAGTTTTGCGAGTGCAGACCATTGACGGTCTCCGTTTTTGAACATTTCATTCACCCGATAACGAGCGAATATCTTTGCTCTAGTCTTGTGATCCATCGGTTGAATTGCGAATAGTTTTACGCAACCAGCCTCTGGGTGTATCGACTTCACTAACCACGCACCCACACCGTGGGGCAAGGTAGCCACAAAAACTGCAATCGCGGATAGCATTGATACTGTTGTTAGTTTCATCTTTCCTCCGTTGGAGCGGTTGCTTGTGTTCCACAGTCAGCACACTCCATATCTAAGAAATACATCCCTATCGTACCATCCTCATCGAATGTTACTTTAAGGTTCCATAAGAAACTACCACACACACATACCGTGGTTGGTTCACCACGGATATCCATCGCCCGAGTGTAGTCAGGACGTAACTCGGTTATGTCTTTCACTTACTCTGCGTTACTATCTGTATCGGAGGGCAAGTATTGATGTCAAGCTTACAGGAGATAGCAAGGGCTTTCTTCGCTATCAAAGTAGCGGCTTGAACTGACTTGATCTTCTTAGTATCCACCGAGTGGAGATACCCAAGAGCGAACGAGCCACCAGAGCCAGCAGCATAATAACCTGACTCTGTACATAAGAAGGACATGTCATCACCTATGGAAAACAATTTACCATTGAATCCCAACAGGTATTGGAATGATATTTCCTTCTTATCTTCCGCTTCTAAGTCAAAGCCATTAACCTTAAAGGCTTCAAGCATAGAGGGAATAATAAATTTACCCATGAATTGGATCTCATCACCTTGTTTGTATGTAGGTGGATTCCAGTTGTAAGTCAAGATATCTCCCGGACGAGCATCGCCTGAGATACCTAAAATGTATTTGCCAATGCGTATAATCTTGGGTGTCTTGGGAGAGATGATGCGCTGGTTATCTTCGGTTATTTGCGAATCGGCTGCCATGACCATAAAGTCTTTGCCTTGTATTCCGACTATTGTTGTCACCAGCGCACTCCCTATACTCTCTCTACGTCCGATACGTTCATTACTTCAGGATTGAATTGGAGCCAAAACGCATCTTCCCCTGAAGCGTTTGCCTTACCGTAACGATTCTTTACGGGGGCGACTGCCAAGAATCCTGGAGCATTTGAACCCACAGTCAGAATCAATGCTGGCAACTGCGCAACCATTCCCTGTAGCGCAGACCGTGGTTGGCACGGATTTCCAGGATATGACTCTTTCGTGTGGTGTAGCACTAGCACCGCAGCATTGGTGTCACGGGCTAGATATTTTAATTCCTTGATAGTAGACCGCATGCCAGCGAATTCTTCTCCTGAATCGTTAGCAACATCCATCAAGTTATCGACAACGATGAGTGTAGGAGAGCATCCCCACAACTCCTCGAATGCCAATACTTCGTTATCTAAATCAGCCAAAGTCGGGGCTGACTCAAAGGACCAAAAGATGTGTCCTGATTGTTCGTTAATAATCTTTCGTGAGTTATCTACATCTTCGATCAGCATCTGCTCTGCTTCTGTTTGGTTACGTCCAGTAATCATGGACAACAGTCGCATAGCCATCGTGTGAGCATTAGTATCCGCGCTAACGTATAGCGTTGGGACTTTTGATCTCAACGCTATCGCTAGTGCAAGTGTTGATTTGCCAACACCAGGAGTGCCAGCAATCATGGAGACTTCTGCTCGGCGTATCACAACTTTGTTGGTATCAAAGGTACGGAAAACCGTAGGTAACGGCTCACCGCCAATGTCTTTGCTACCAACAGCACGAGCAAGAGTTCTCATAGTTTAGAACGAACTCCATTCAGGGTCGTTACGACGGATCCATTGTGGCTCGCATTGATCAGGTGTTCCCTTAGGTGAAGGACACATGTATGCCTTCCACGGGCCTTTAGCTCCTGTACCTGTGCGAGTCTGCATTGGGCCGTGCTTACACGCTCTACCAACAGGTGCGGTAGATGGTGTAAAGGTTTGTGTTGGAGCAGGTGTTACGCCTAGTGGTGCTAGGTTTGCAACTGCTTGTGCGATATTGGTAGGCGCACCAACGAGTGAACTAGCCATAGTGGTGAGCAGTCCTTCTGCATCCACGCTGCCTAGCGCTGAGTCAAGGTTAGCCTTGAATTCAGCATAATTATCTCCGCCAATAACGAAGATACGACCATCAGGAAGTTTGCTACTTACCTGATATTTCGATACGGTCATTTGCTTTCCTTTCTTGTTTGGTTACCGTTAAGCCATTTACAATGAGAGATTAATCCACATCTGCCACAACTATTCAGGTTGGGCAAGAATATGTCAGCCTTGCGTGCCTTGTCAAAACCAGTAAACATATCCTCAATGCGTTCAGGAGATAGGTGGTCGATATTCCACAAGGATATGTGACCAGTGCGTGCATCCCAAAAACCAGCCTTGTCGACTGAGATACCTTGCTTATCTAACGCCCAAGCATAGACAGCAAGTTGAAGGGGGTGTCTTTGAGATGACGCACCAGTTTTGATATCGACGAGCACACGATTCCCGTCGAAATCAGTCAGTACGCGATCGATGGCTAACTTGACCAAGGTATCGCCAACAGGTATCTCGTACTGTTTCTCGATAAAATCTTCGTA